GACTGAACTGAAGACGTGACTGGCGACTGAGGTTCTGAAGGTACTGATTCGACTGCTGCCGGCTCTGAAAACTACGTGGCCGGAAGTTGGACAGAAAGTCTATGACTCGTTGGAAGATGCCTTTGGCAATCCCAGCTTTCCTGATCCACTTGCCATCCGGTCCCCGAGGATGGAGCAACTCCTCCTCGGTGCCCCACGAATCACCAATGCCGGCCATAGATCATCCCTGGGTCGGAGATGGGGTAGTGGGTGCCGGCACCACCTCATTAGAAGCGGAGCCAGCGGGAAGGGTGGCGCCGGCTGGGGGCGTGACACCCGCCCGATCCGCTTTGGCCACTTCCGCGTCCCCAGCCGGCTCCTCAATGATATGGAACTGTGCGTCCATCTGAATCTGCATCAGATCCTCGTCCGTCCCGTACCAGGCTTCCTCTCCACCCTCGGGTACCGGCGCTGGGGCTTGACCTGGAGCTGGGGCCGGAACCTGCCCCTGCGGGGCTTGGGGAGCCTGCGGGGGAATCAGGGCAGGTTCCGGCGGCTGGGCGGCTGCGGTCAGAGCCGTGAAGCGCTCCATCCGCTCACGTTGAGCATAGATCTGCTCATCTTCTACCAGGTCAGCTAGACGGATGGCCCGCTCCTGTTGTTCCTCCTCCGTGTAGATGGAGTTGAACACTTCCTGGACCACGGACTTGATCATGGTCCCGAGGTCCAGGGAGGAGTCGATCCCAGTCGGCGGCTCCTGGACCTCGGTTGGCTCCAAGGTACCGGCTGCTACCAGAGCAAGCTGATCCTCACCCTCCATGGAGTACACAGGGAAGGCTGGGACGTTGACTGCCAGTGCGGCAGTCAACTCCAGGTTGCCGTCCACCCGGCGCCAGTCCCCGGAGATGGGGCTTCGACGGAGCTTGGCCACCTTGCGAGGTGTCGCCTCCGGGACTACTGCCCCGGCGACCCATACTCCGTACTCGTCCTCTCCGGCTCGGACGACGGCGACCTCATCTCCTGTGTTGTCGTAGTGAACAGCGGCGGCGGTGTATCCGAGTCCGATGTCAGCGTGGCGAGTGTCCATGACAATCTTTCCAACTCGGACTGGATCACCTTCAGCCGTGTAGACAGTTCCCAGATGAAATGGCTCATAGCCTTTACGCGATCGAGGGGCAAGAACACACTCTCGTCCGGCAAAGTCACGATGACACTCCCCCCAGGCTGCGATATGCCCGAAGACCCGGCCGTTCGGTTCCACCGTCAATGGAGTCTTGGCTGGTAGTTCGGGGTTCTGGAACCACTGCCTCGGCGGCTCCACCGGATAGGTCACGCTGTACTCGTTGTCCATGTCGGGCCGCCGCTTCTTCTTCTTGCGAGTGGACAGTTCCTGATCAGTATCGGCGGTCATCTCCTCCGAGATCTGGATCCCCGCCTTCTCGGCCGCAGCTTTGATCCGCCCCTTGATCGTCTTGACCTGCTCCGGGGTGTAGAACCCGGCATTCTTGGGCACGTTGATGTATGCCCAGGCTGCACGGATGTGCTCGGGCGTGTCGATCGGGTACCGCTTCTTGTTCTCCCGGTAGCCGGGGTCGGCGTACTTGACGTCCCCGTACGGCTCGGTAGCGGCGAACTGGGGATCGTCACTTCCCCACCCATGAACATTGGGCCACGTTGCATCACTAGACATTTGGACTCCGGGCTGTGAAGACCGGTCCCAGGGGGCGAGGATGGAGGCGTCGTTGAACTCCTTGGCCATCTCCGGGTAGATCTCACTGATCACGTTGCGAAGCTGGCCCCGGTCGTTCTCATCGATGCCGGGCAGGCCACCGTGAGCACCGGACAGGAGTGCTGCCGCCGCGTAGATGGCGTGGTAGATGAGCGTCAACTCACCGTTGACGATGTCTCCTACCGGAAGCCGGTAGGAGGTCGGGTCCGTCGGGGGGAGGTTCGGGTCGTACCACATGAATGCGCGCCGGAGCTTATCGACGTCAGCACCCTGAGCTGAGACGTTTGCCCACGCCGTGATCCGTTTGACCGCGTCGTCATTGTCAAACACCGAATCACGAGGCGCCAGGGGTAGCCCCCGCCAGCCGGATGAGTTGACGGTGAATGACGCTCCCGAAGCCAGAATCGTTCCCGAGACGTCTGCGCAATCACAGTCAGGGTCACCGGCCATCTCCTCCATCATGTCCAGGTCCTCGTCAGGCCAGTCCCCGTCCTCAGACATGACATAGAGCCTGGTACCGGAGAAGGCTGGGATGGGGACTATGGTCACCCGACCGATGGTGAACTCGGACATGTGGGTGACCCCAGTCTCCGGGTTGAGTGTCCCCACCACCCGTCCACCTGGGTCCACACTCCCGCCACCGACCCCCATCTCCATGACGTGACGAGCCTTGCGCGCCTCTGGGATGATCTCCTCGTCCAGGTAGTCACCCCAGCCCCAGGCGTAGTCCAGGCCCATGTGGTCGGGGCCATAGGTGATGCCGAGGATGCGACCTACGGTCAAGGACCCGGCGTGCCCTGGGGCGTCCCGCTCCCGCCAGTCCAGAGGCAGTGGCAGCATGCGATGCCGCAGCGCTCCAGCCTCGAACATGCGAACCTGGCGCGGCTCCTGGGTGGGGCGGCCGATGGGTGCAATGGGGCCGGTCCAGACGTATTTGCCCAGCTCAGGCTGCTTGTCCATCAGCTCCTGAGCAGCAGTCAACGCCTCCAGGTCCGTAACCATGATCCCGGAGCTGAACTGCATACTGTGACTACCTGGGTGACCCTTACCTGGAGGAGCACCGACTGCCTTCTGGTGCAGAATGTTGCACAACCCCTGCGGATTCTTGGGGAAGTATTTGCGTAGGTTGCGGACACAGCGGTCAAAGTCATGTGGCATACGCCAGCGGATCTTGGCGGCACCCTTACCGGCGAGCCAGTACCGCTGGAGCTGGAGCGGCATACCCCGGGCGGGGTTCGGATCTACCATCACCGCCCCCTCTCGTTGAGGATCACCAGGTCACATCGGCAGTTGATGACCGACTCCGGTGGTCCTATTGGATCACCCGGGAACTGGAGTGGAAAGCCATCCACGTAGAACGGCATGCCGAGGTCCCGTGTCTCACCGTCTACTTCACGGTGAGACATCCGGACCCGCTGGTCATGCTCGGTATCCCAGCGCTTTTGCAACAGTCGTCCGGTGACTCGGGACTGTTCGATTCCGGCGGCAAGAGTGCCAGCTCCGTAGGCTCGGGTGACCTCGGTCTGGGCAATGACCCGGGCTCGATTCGGCCATCTCTCGGACCCGCTATATTCCAGGACCTGGTCAACTCGGTCGGCGACTCCGTCATTGTCCTCACCCGCGTTCACGGCATCGTTGATCTCAGCGAACACCAGGTTGTATACCTCGTCAGGGATACGTACCAGGAAGTTCTGGGTCTGGGCCAATTGGCTGACCACGAAGGCGTGCCGGGATACCGGGGGGACATCGGTTGCTTGGCTCCAGGCGCCCATGGCGATCTGACCGATAGTGGTCATGATCGTATCCACCTCGCTGTTCCAGGCATCTTGAACCTGGAAAACTCCGGTTGGGTCGGGCTGGATGCGATTGCGGTGCCAGGGGGACATGACCACGGCGCGAGCTTTACTAAGCCAGTTCCGTAGCGCTGCACCCACCACACCCGCCAAGCGGCTCTCGTCCTGTTCACGGCTTGGCATCCAGGATCCCTGCTGCCTTCAGGTACTGACCCAGGAAGTTCACATCATGTAACTCTTCAGTTACTAATAGTGTGGAACAGTAGTTCTGGAGCGCAGCCTGGAGACTCATCACATCCATCTCCGGGTCCACCGCAGTGGCCAGGACTGGGAGATGGTCCCAGGCGCCGTCCAGGAGCTGATCAGCCCGGTCCCGGCTACCTACCCTGATTCGGGTATGTAGCTCGTACGGTGGCACGTCCGGCCACCTGTCCCGTGAATGCCGGTCCAGTAATCGTTTGCCGGCCCGCTCCAGGGCACGGAGCACGGTGGCGTTGGCGACCACGAACACGTTCATGGAGGCTGGGACAGTGGCAGGGGGTGGCGCCATGGCTGCTGCTGTGATCCCAGCCGGCGCACCTGACGGGACTGGTGGCGGTCCTCCGAGGGCGTTCTGGGCTTCCGATGGACCGACCGGCATCGGTCCCCCAGCAGTGGGAGCGATGCCGGTCGGAGGCGGTGGCGGTGGTGGCGGACCTGCTCCGGGCTGGCCTGGCTGCTGAATCGTGACCACCGTGGC